TGAGGAAGGTTTGAGGTGCTTTTTCAGCCACACTCATGATTGGAGCGATAGCTGCATTCACCCCATTCACAAGCTTATAAGGGGTGATTGGAATTGAGTTTGCTTGTGCCACTTCTAAAGCCTAGCCTTTCTCCCAGCTATGCTGGGGATACTGGAACACGTTCACCTTTGTCGTTTACCTCGAATACGGGAGCCTTAGCTTCGCTGGCTTTTGATGCGAATTCTCGAGGGATGCCATCTTGCATCTCTTGGAATTGGTCGAGCTCGATCTCCTTCTGAAGAGCGTATGTTTCGGAGTCGATCTCCATCAAGATGACGTCACCTAGGACGTAGGTGCCGTCAGACCGAAGGCCTGCGGCATCAAACCTCTTAGGCTTGGAGCCTGTCATGTCTTCGCGAACGATCTTGAACCCGAGCCAATCCAAGCGGGCCATCTCGTATTCGTTGTCTTTCGAAGCCCAAAAGGGGTGAATGCCTTCTGGAGCTGTTACTGCGATCTTGGAACGACCCATCCTCCCCCTGAGTTCGGCATAGCGTTTAACACGCTCTTCCTTCGACATGGGTTGGGCTGGCGTTCCTCCGGGTGACATTGCTGTAGCAGCCTTTGGCTGAGGCTGAAGTGGAGTTTGGTTCTTTGACATATGTAGTCCTTATTTTCGACGATTAGAAAACGTGAGAGGCCATTTGTCAGTGGCCATGATCTTCAGGCCTTCTTTGTAGCCTTCGGCTCCGATGTCAAGGCCTTGGGCTACGACCAGTTCCACGGGAGACAGTTCACGATCCTTCACCTCCTCATGCGCAGAAGGAGATGCGCTTTCAGAGGTTCTTCGGTTGATCTCTGCCTCCCGACTTTCCTTCATAAGAAGGGTTGTCTTGGTCCCGAGGACTTGGTTGAAGGCGAAGAGCCAGTTCTGAGCGTCTGCAAGTTGCACTCCTCGAAAGCCTGCCTTCATGATGGCTTCGATTTCATCCTTGAAGCGTTGGAAGAGCTTTTGACCTTCATCATCGAGGGAGGCCTTAGCGACCATCTTCGCAGATTGGATCATTGTTCCGAGAGCTGGAGCTACATCCGCATCCGTCAACGGCTTCGGAGCAGGATCTTGACGCTTGGGAGGAGTTGGTGGTTGGTCGTCGTCCTGTTGTTGACGGTCCTTCACTTTCTCTGAGGTGGCTCGAAGTTGGCCCGAGTAGTAGGCTGCGACTTCCTCAGCCGACTTCCCCTTCAAATGCTCCGGCAAGCCTCCTCCTGGAGGGACATAATCGTTCATATCAAATAGTGGATCGTCTTCTTCGTTCGGCATCTTCCTTCTCCTTCAATCGTTGTTCTTCGACCTTAAAGTCTTCGAGTTTGTCCTCAACGTGAACAGGCAAACGTTCGATGGCGTTGAGCATCTGAATGGCTCCCCTAACCTCTTGAACCTCACGAAGGTCTTTGACCATTAGAAGGCGCTGCGCCACCTCCTCCTTGTAAGCCTGCAAGACCTTCTGAAAATTGACGTAGTCGGTCTGGCGAAAGAGGTTCCGAAGCCTCAGGTAGTCCGCCTGCGAGAGGGCTTTGCTCTGTTCCTGAAAGGCCCCCTTCAAGAACCCTACGCACGTCGGGCACGAGCCGTTGACGGTCGGGGATGTCGAACGCATAAAGAATCCGCGAAGCAAGATCCCTAGCCCCATCAAGCACAAGAAGCATAAGCTCGCGAACAGGATTGCCTTCAGGGAGTTGGGTGACCACCCCAGCACCTTCAAACACACGCTGATAGTAAGCAGCCATGGTGTTAGCCATAAGAAGGAGGCTAGTCCGATCCAACTCCTTGTTGACCGACGCATCGGAGCATTGGAGTTCGAAAAAGAGTCCGCCACCTTGAGGAGTGTCCACTTCGCGGCTCGAAGCAAAAAGTTGTTGGATGACTTTGTATTGTTCATTCTTAGAGAACCTCTCAAGTTTGGCTTGACCGAAATCACGATAGGAGGTGAATATGCCTCGACCTACCCTGTGCATAGGATCTCGGAGTTGTTTGATGTACATATCGAGCCTTCGATTTCCTTCAGCTAAGAGGGCTAGGGTTCCTCCGGTGTTGTAGATCCCACGTTTCCCAGACATAACCCCTGCACCGTATCCTTGCATGGGTGGAGTGACTCCTGTATACCTCTCCGCTTGTTGCATGATGGAGGATTCTTCCTCGAGCATAGCAGAGTATTGGGGTCGAAGTTGGAGGGGTTCGAGGTCATCCATGTTATCGAGTTCGAAGACCTTATTCGGATACCAAGTTGTCGCAGGATTCGGAACATTCGCTCCCCTCTTCTTCTTCCATCCAGGAGTGTTTGTAATCGTTGAAGCGTCTCGTCTTCCGTTGTGGATTTGAGATTGCTCCTCCTGAGCTTGTTCGAGGATTTCTGGAACGCAGTAGTCGTAGAAGAGCTCTTCACGTGGCATCATGTGGAAGTCTGCGAAGGGGTCTTCGTCGTAGGGATTATAATAGCACTTCAGCAATCCTTCTGCGGACTTTAGTTGAGGGTTGAAGACCACAACGATAGAGTGAGGTCTACGTTCCTCAGTCGGATAGGTGAGCCAAGCTTCGATTGCGGTGAAGGGTTGGACTACATCACTCTTTAGTTGGAGGTCGGCCTCACTAGCTACTGCCTCCCTAGCAGGTTCGCCTTTGACTTCTGCTGTTTTGATCAAAGCCTCTGCTGCGGTCTTATCCCACCATCCACTCGCAGCTCGCTCCTCCACCTCGTCCTTCGTTAAGCGGACTCGTTGGAACTTGATGTGGACATCCTCAAGCCTCATAACCGTCATCGGAAGGACCCAAAAGTCGTCGAAGGGGATGGGTTTGAAGTCTAAGAACTCCCTTCTAATCTCCCTAGCCTGTCCTGCCTGTCGCACAACCCACTTCGAGTCGGAGACCCAAGGATATTTGAGGACAGTGGTGCCTGACTTGAAGCAACGTTTGAGTACAGAGAACATCGTGGATTGGAAGCCAGGAATATCGTAGAATGAAGCCCACTGCATCGCGGAAGCGAGAGTCTCAAGTTGTTCGTGAGGGAGGTCGGACAGGATGGCTGTAGGCTTCCACAAAGGCTTCGTAGCAAACACGATCCCAGATATGCGAGCCATTAAGATGTCTACGTGCATCCTAATAAGTTGTGGCACAAAATTGCTGGCGTTGTAGAAGGGAGTGGTCCTTACTTCCTCATTCGGTTTCGCGTTGTAGTTGTTCAGCCACTTGACGTAGGAGTTGTCCACCTGGTTTTGGCGTGCTCGGAAGGCTGACCAAAATTTCTCATACACCTTACCGATCAGCTCAGTCTTCTTGTCGCCCGAGAGTTGTACTGGAATTATATCGATCAAGCGTAGCCACCCATGTCTCGATAAAGCTCTCGACTTTGTCTAAACCATTCGCGATGAATATATCGGTTGAAGATCGTTTCACCCTCCACTCCATCAGCGTTGTATTGCCACCAGAGTTCGTAGCCTGACCAAAAGGCCATCGTCGCCCAGTCTTGTCCTTTGTCGGAGATTAGTATTCCAAACCAGGGAGTAAGGAGTCGGAAGGTTCGAGAGGTAGCTTGTAACCTCCACATCTTCCAGCGAGGATACCGCTTCATACGTAACCTCCATAACTGCGTTCAGAACACACCCTTGATTTGGCTGGTTGCATAGCTCGAGCTTCTTCGGCTTCAGCCTCCAAGGTCTCTTCATCCGAGAGAGGCGGTCGGAGAAGGTTGATCAGATACGAGAAGGCATCAAACTCATCTACCAGATCTCCATGTGGAAAGGAGAGGATCTGTCCTTTTAGTTTGAACATCCCCTCATAGAGGTAGACGCGACCTTCTTGGAAGGCCGTTTGAGCGAACATCCTAATCCGCTCCTCCTTCGATTTACCTCCTACGGGAGTTATACCAAGGGCTTCGATCCGACGATGGCTCTCTCCACACCTCACGCACATAGGACCCTTTGGACCTGGAGGTCGCATGTTTCGTTCGCGTTCGAGGTCTTCTGCGATCTTCTGAGCTCCTACCTTCTCATAATGATTTCTCCAGCAGGCATACCTATCGTTCTTGAGATGCCATTGCTCTCCCGCATCTCCGATCGAGCAGTTCTTGGACCACGCTGACAGGCAGAAGATCCGCCTCATCGAATCCATCCCTGCTATGATGATTGCGTTCTCGGCCTTCGCACTAGCTCCTCCAGCACTTATATCCCAAAAGGACATCCTGACAAGCCTTCCGATGTTGATGGGTGGAGTGCCGTCTTGAGGGAAGATCGTATTTAGTTTGCCAGAGGAGTCTTGGCCAATTTTGTATTCTTTGATCCACCCTGGCTTGAAGTCAGCCCCTTCTGGGAGGGTGGGGTTGTTCATGTAGTTGCAACCAAACTTATACGGACCCAGACGTCGCTCGAGCTCCTTCACGAGCTCCATTGGATATTTGTCGGGGAACGTGAGTTCGTTGTTTTCGACGATCGCCTTCTCGAAGAATACGAACCCAGTATGTCTGCCAGACTCTTCCACCTCCGCTGGGAGGATCTTTTTGATCCTACCGTAGATGTCTGCGGTCCCGTGTTTCCATCTAGTCCCTAGGAGAAGCTCCTCTCCTGTGCCTGGGTCCTGTAAGAGGCCTGGCGCCACTTGGAACCACGACCATGCCTTCTCCATCTCTGCTTCGGATTCAGCGGCCTTCTCACCGATGATGTCGTCGTAGATGATTTTTTTGTAATGGAACCCTGTGATTTTGCCACCAACTCCGTATGCCGTAAGCGAGGACTCATCCATACTACGAGTCCTGCCTCCCAACGTGAGTTCCGTCTCACTCCATTTGTCTTGTTTGGAGGGGAGTATTTCAGGGAAGAGCCATCTGACCAGTTCGGATGATTCGATGAGGAATCGGATGTCCCTGAGCTTAGAAGCGGCGACAGCTTCAGACTCTGACACGTAGAGGATAGGTCCGTCTGGATCGTGAAGGAAACGTAGTATGTCAGAATAACGTTGGCCGGTGTAGTCGAGTTCTGGGCAGGGGAGGAGGGACCAGGAGCCATATGCTTTTCCTACTGATGATTTATAGTAGCCTCGAGGATAGAGGTAAGCTCGTTTGCGAATGCTGACGGCTGAGTCTTGAATGTGATTGCAAAGCGGGAGGTGGAGATAGTCGGTGAGCTTCGTATATCCAGCTACGACCTTCCCCCAATAATACAAGCTCCGAAGACACCTATCGCGAAGGACTTCTCGGAGGGTCTCCGCCGAGCCTGACTCCGCCAACTGGAGGATTGTGTCGGCTCCGCTTTTGATCCCTTCTTGGATTGTATTAACCGTTGACATGTATCATTCGCACCCTGCGGGTGGAGTTATTTGTACTTCCGGACGTCTTCAGCCACAGGATCAGGACAAGTAACTGGATTCAGGACAGGGGTGCAGCAGCAAGTACACAAGCGGCACCACCCATCCACGTGAGTGGAGGCAACATGTCCACAACAAGCCAAGGCTTCGGGATTTGTGGAGTAGGTCCTCTCGGAGCCATGCCCTTCCCCTTGGATGATCTTCATATTTCCGAGATTGCCCGTAATCATGTTGCCTCCCTTGTCAGCCTGTGATCATTCGCAAACTGCGTGTGGATCTACGCCGTCGGAGTGTTGGCTGACACCGCACTCGCGAGATCCGAAGCGTCAGAGTCGATCTTCGCTGCCAGTTCGTTGAGCTTCGCTGGTGCGTTGGCGTTGTCCCGGATTTGTTGGGCGAGCCCATTCAATAAAGCTACGGCCGATTGTTCAACGGTTGTGAGGTTGGTGATTTTGGTTTCGAGTGCGTCGATCGCATCAGATATCTGGCTCATAAGTTCTCCTTGTTGGTTGTCATTCGCAAAATGGATGTAGTGGTGGATGTCGAGTCTCATCCTTCGGACTCCTTGGGAAGGTCGATCAAATGTCCTTCGGATTTGGGAGTATCGATCTCCCTCGCAGCCTGTGCGGCGAGTTGGACGGTTTGGAAGTTCACCACAACGGGAACGCCAGTTCCTTCAATCCGTTTGGTTCGACTCCATCGAGGATCGCGGTCGAGAAGATCCTGACTAACTTTGAATCGGACGTGCTCCGAATCTGATTCATGGAGAAGTCGCTCCATCTCATCGAGAGCTGCTTCTGCAAGTTCTTCTCTACGGGCTACGACGTTAGCTTGACTTTCTTGAATTTGGGAGACGTAGCTTAGAAACAACTCCTCATTCGCTTTTCGAAGTAGGTCGCAGAACTCCTTGTTGCGAAGGTAGTATCGTCTAAGAGTCCAAGAATTCATGTGAAGACGAACGCAAGCAGCTCGAATGGACTTCTCTTCGAGAAGGACTGCAATTATCTCTCCAAACCTTTGTCTAGCAAAGAATTCTTTTCGGAGGCTAGCTCGCTCCTCGCCTCTAGAGCTGGTGTAAGGAACGTACTTGCCCTCGGGCTCTTGGTCCGCTAAAGAAGCCAACTCCTTCGCAATCTGAGCGAGAGGAGCTTTGGGATCAGGAGGTTTGTATTCTTGACTCGACACGAAGCGTCCTCGTCAGTTGTTTTTGGAGGAAGGAGATCCTTCCAAGAACTTCAATTGCCTCTTCACAAGAGGAGAACTTAGGTACGTCTTGAAGCTTTGCGAGCTCCCTTTTACACCACTCAAGGTTCAAGGTTCGATAGAGTTCAGCTTCGACGGGATAGAAGTCGCCTTCCTCGAACTCACTCTTCGCTCGCTCCGAGTTAAAGTGAGGATTCAACTCCTTGATTTTGACAGCTTCGAGCTTGCGAGCTTCGGATTCGTTCAAACAGGGGAAGATAGTTATCTTAACATCCTCCTCGAGGAGATCTCGTTCTTCAAGGGATTGGGCTATTCGAGCTAATCCTCGTCTCGTCGACCCGACATACAGCACCACCTCACAAACCTCGAAGACATAAACGAGAGGTCCATTAACTCGCCTAGACCAAAGAGTGATAGGGAGATTAGGTCTCATTTTCAA